GGCGCGCCGACGCAGGCCAGCGGCCACTCCGTCGGGGTCGTACATAGTGTCGACGAGGCGTGCGCTGAGCCGGAAGCGCTTAGCCGGAAGCGCTCCGCCCTCGACGGCATCTGCATCCTGGCAGTAGTCGTAACGCGATTCCCGTGCGACGATGGCCGCCGCTCGGTGCATCGTCTCGACGATGTTGAGCGCTTCGGCGGCGGTGATGGGTTCGGTATCGTGTGTGCTCATGGGGTCAGCGTAGCCTATTGCGCTTGTCATGACAAGTCCACTTGTCGTGGTAGGCGGAGCGCAGGTTGGCGCCGGACAGGTTGGCGTAGCGCAGGTCGGCGGAGCGCAGGTTGGCGCCGTACAGGTCGGCGGAGCGCAGGTCGGCGCCGTACAGGTCGGCGCCGTACAGGTTGGCGCCGCCCAGGTTGGCGCCGTACAGGTTGGCGCTGCGCAGGTTGGCGCCGCTCAGGTCGGCGCTGCGCAGGTCGGCGCGGGACAGGTCGGCGCCGTACAGGTCGGCGCCGCTCAGGTTGGCGCCGCTCAGGTTGGCGCCGACCAGGTTGCCGTCGCGGGCCATCCGATGGACGTCCCACACGTCGAGGACCGCAGCCTGGGACACCCGTAGCTTGGTGGCGCCGACGTGAGCCACATCAGCCGCCCGGTAGCCCACGATCTGGCAGACATGCACCGGGCCAGTCGCGGACAGACCCCGCCACCCCAAAGCGATGTGGAGCCCGTGGGAGCACTCGGCGGCGGACGCGTCGGCGTCAATGCGGGGGGTCCAGTTGCCGGGCCACGGCCACCGGAACGACGTGTCATGGTGAGAGCGTCCGTCGGGGCGGACCGATCGGATCCCGAGGGTGACCGGTTCCCCGGCGGCGATGTCGTCGGGGAGTGTGAGGTCGAGGTGCTGGGCGATCTGGCCGATCGCCAGATACCCGGCGAGTGCGGTGGTCATGCCGTCACCTGGAGCATGCGGGTGATGGCCTGGGCGGTGACGGTCGGGTCGGGTGCGGTGGTGTCGTGGCCGGTGAGCGCCCGGAATCGGTCGATGATGCGTTCGGTTTGCTCGACCCGCCCGGCGGCGGCGTAGGCGGCGGCGTCGGCGGCGTAGGTGGCGTAGGTGGCGCGGGCGGCGTAGGCGTCGGCGGTTTGCTCGACCCGCCCGGCGGCGGCGTAGGCGGCGTAGGCGGCGGCGTGGGTGGCGCGGGTGGCGGCGTAGGCGACGACCCGCCCGGCGGCGGCGTAGGCGGCGTAGGCGGCGGCGTCGGTCGGGGTGTCAGCCCACGCCAGGGCGGCGTCGATCGCCGCCTGCACCCGAGGATCGCTGTTCATGTGGGCGACACGCTGCGCTTCCTCCGCAGCGATCCGCACCATCACCCGACCGTCCGGGTCAGCGTCGGCAGTGCCGACCGTCCGATGTGCCAGCCCGAGCACGATCACCGAGCAGTCGGCACACAGCAGATCACCGTCCCGATGCGCGCAGATCGAGTCGTTCAGCCGCTGCACCACCCGGGCCAGGAACGGGTGGGTGCAGTCGGGCATGTCGCTGATCCGGCTGTCGCCGTTCTCCCAGCTGATCACGTTCATCGCGCAGCCTCGGCCGCTGCCCGCCTTGTGCGAGCCGACAGCGAGGCGGAGTGGGCCGACGTTTGTGTTGGTCATGAGCTGATCTCCTTGGTGGTGATGTGCGATGAGAGTGCCACCCTAACCTATTGCGCTTGTCATGACAAGCGTCTAGGGTGAGCGGCATGAGCACACACACCGCGGGGCTCGTCCTCGCCATCGGCATCATCATCGCATCATGTGCGGCACTCGGCTGGTTCGCGTGGGCAGCCTCGCGCTGGGAAGCCGACCGGGCCGCCCGCAAGCACGCTGCCCGGCACTGGGACGGCAAGCGATGAGCTGGCGCAGCGACGCCGCGTGCCGCGGCCACGACGTCGCCATGTTCTTTCCCGAGCGCAACGCACCCACCGAGCCAGCCCTCGCCATCTGTGCTACGTGCCCCGTGCGCGCCGAATGCCTCGACGCCGCCGACGACGACGGCATATGGGGCGGCACCACCGCAGTCGAGCGCAAGCCGAGACGGGCCACACGATGAGCACCTACAGCATCCCCGTCACCTGCCTCAACTGCGCCGGGCGCCTCATCCACCAGGGCACAGGAGTGCCCACCATGGGACGCACCGAGACCGCAGCGACCGCCGTCTGCGCAGCCTGTGGCACCGACCACCTGCTCCGCGTCCAGCTCACCGCTACGTCGGGGCGCTCGACCAAGCGAGCCGCTCGGCTCCAACGCGAACGAACCCGCCAGCAGTGACCCTCACCGCGCTGATCGGGCCGCCCGGCACCGGCAAGACCACCGCCATCGCCCGCGAGATCAACGAGGCGATCACCGTCGAGGGGCTGCCACCCGATCGGCTCATGGCGCTCACCTTCACGCGCGCCGCCGCCGAGCAACTCCGCACCCGCTGCCAGCTGCCCAAGAAACGAGGGCGCACGCTCCACAGTCTCGCCCTCGCCGCCGTCACCGACGGCATCGGCTACCGGCCGGCCCTCGTCCAGCTCGACGACGCCGACCGGCGTGGGGTCACCCTCGACGACGCGGCGGAGCCCGAGGGCGACGGCGACGGGCCCGCGGCGAAGGTGCCGAGCTGGCCCGAGTGGCTCGCACGCGAAGCGCTCCCACACCAGTGGGGGCAGCCGCACGGGATCGAGGCGCTCGACGTGGCGCGGGCCCGCTGCACGCCACGCGACGAGTGGGACTCCGGGCTCGTGGCCCTCGACGCCGCGTGGACACGCTACAAAGCGGCCCACGAGCTGTGGGACTTCGCGGACCTCATCGATGGGCTCGCCGACCTGCACCCCACCGCGCCGCCGTACGAGACGTGGAAAATCTGGGTCGACGAAGCCCAAGACCTCACCATCGCCGAGGCCCGGCTCGTCCGCGCGTGGGCCGGCGTGTGCGAGGTGCGCCTCATCGGCGACGACGACCAGGCCATCTACGGGTGGCGCGGCTCGGACCCGCGGGAGTCGCTCGGCGCCGTTGAGCCGGAGTACACGACGATCCTGACGCAGTCCTACCGGTGTCCGGCGCGCATCTCCGACGCAGCGCAGGCGTTCATGGGGCGGGCCACATGGCGGGTCGCCAAGCACTGGGAGCCACGCCCCGACGACGACGGGCGCATCATGAGCTGGGACACGTGGACACACGAGGAGGTGCTGTGCCTCGCCGAGCGCAAAGCGCACGCCGGCGCGTCGGTGCTGCTGCTCGCACACCAGACGTGGAGCCTCACCGCGTGGGCCGCCACAGCCCGGCGGCTCGGCATCGCCCACGGCATGGAGAGCGAGACACGGTGGCACTCGTCGCCGTCTGCATCGGTGAAGGGGCCACACGCTGGCTCACGTGCGCTGTGCCGCCTCGCAGGCGGCCACACGCTACGGGGCACCGAGGTCGGCGCTTGCCTGCAGCACGTGCGGACCGCCTCACTCCAGGGGACACGGCGCAACATCATCGCCCACCACGCCGAGGAAGGGCTCACGCTCGACGACCTCGCAGCGCTCGCCGTCGGCGACTTCGACCCGGCCGCGCCGTGGCGCTGGTGGGTCGCCTCGCTGACCAAAGCGGCGGCGGCCAGCACACAGCACCCCCTCGCCTGCATCGAGCGCAACGGACCTGAGGCGTGGGCTGTGGGCAGCGGGCGCATCGGCATCACCACGATCCACGGTGCCAAGGGGCTCGAAGCCGACCTCGTGATCCTCGACGGGTCGTGGTCGCGGCGCATGGAAGCCGACTGGTCGTCGCCCGATCCCGACGTGCGTGACGAGATGCGGCGGACGTGGTATGTTGCGCTCACCCGAGCCCGCCATGAAGCGGTCATCCTCGGGGCATCACCCGGGATGAGTTGGGCACGCACCCACACCGAGTGACACCGGCCGCCGGAGGCCAGCTACCTACCCTGTCTTGACCTACCTACCCCGCGTCCAGGCTTCGGTCTGGGCATTTTCGCGCCCACATCCCAGTCGTGCGTAGGGAAGTTGGCGTTTCGGCCCTCTCTTCTATAGGAGATTTTGAGAAACACACCTAGAAGTGCGTGTCGATTTCCGAAGATGCATAGACAGGAGTCGTAACATTTCGTCCTATAGAAGAGATGCCTTGCGCCCGTTGGCATCGAGAAATCTTGTGTGACGCTTGGCACTGTGAACGCGCCTAGACCGATGCCTCGACCGACTGGACCAGTACAGGCAATCGCAACACGATCTAGACGCACAGTGGCGAAACCAGCCACACAGAGCGGTTATGTTACGGAATCCGGTCTATGCATGTCAGAGATGCATAGACCGGCCGCTACCCCTTGACATGTGGAACCGAGTTCTATATGGGAACACGACAAGTCAAGGCAAGCGGCGGTGCTAGTACGATGTGATCCATGAGCGGACCCCCTGGCAAGTGGCTACAGACGCAGATCATCGACGACATCTGCACGGCCATCGACGGCGGCGCACCCACCGACACGGCCTGCTGGGTCGCTGGCATCCACCCCGGCACCGTGCGCCGCTGGGTGCTGAGGGTCGAGAAGTGGCACAACGCCCAGGGCGACAACATCGACGCCGACGAGGGCGAGCTACCCGACGGACTCTTCGATGCGGTGATGGCCGTGAAGCGTGCCCGCGGCAAAGTCGAGCTGCGGCTGCTGGCCAGGTGCGAGGAGGGTGAGCCCGGCTGGCAGGGCTCGGCGTGGGTGCTGGAGCGCACGCAGCCGACGCAATACGCACTCGGCGAGCACTTCCGAGGGCGCCTCGCCGATGAGGATGAGAATGATTCTCAACCTGCGCGACATGAAAAGCTGACCGGCTCCGATATCGACGCGGCGCTGGCTGCGATCGGCGAGGATCTCGCGGGCACGTCGTGACCCTCCCCGCCGGGGTGGCAGCGTTAGCCGCACAGCTCCCAACGTTGCAGCTGTGGTCGAAGTTCAAGCCGTCGGCACGTCAGCTTCGATGGGTGCTCGACCCTCGACCGGCTGCGATGTTCGGCGGCGCTGCGTACGGCGGCAAGTCAGTCGGCCAGCTCATGGCGGCGCTCATGTACGTGGACCAGCCGCACTACCGGGCACTGATTGTCCGCTCGACGCTCGCCGAGCTGAAGGAGTCGGGCGCCCTGATCGATATGGCGCACGAGTGGCTCGACGACACGGCGGCGTCGTGGTCGGAGATCGACAAGACGTGGACGTTTCCGAACGGGGCAAAGATCGTGTTCGGCTACCTCGCCGACCACAACGTCAAGCGGTACCTCGGCTCGCAATGGCATTTCATCGGCATCGACGAGTGCACCGAGGTGCACCCCGATGCGGCGTCGGAGCTGCGCACGAGACTGCGCCGCAATGAGGGCGACCCCATACCGCTGCGATTCCGCGTGTCGACGAACCCGGGCGGCACGTGGCACTCGTGGTGGAAGAAACGCTACGTGGACCGCGGGCTCCTGGTGCGCAGCTTCATGGAGGACAACCCGGCGGGCGGCGCGGCCGAGTACCGCGTGTCACTCAAGGAGGCGACAACGGCGAGCCGTTTCGCCCAGCTGGCCGACGGCGACTGGGACAGCACTGCGCACGCCGGCGCGTCGTGGGATCCGTCCGACATCATCTACGTCGAGGAGCCGGACCCGTCGCGGATCATGCGCTACGTCGTCGGCGTGGACACGAGCGCCAGCGCGTCCGAGACGGCCGACGAGTGCGGCATCCTCCTCGGCGCTGAGCTGTTCGACGGGACGCTCGTCGTGCTGGAGGATCACAGCCACCGCGCCCGCCCGGCGGCGTGGAGCGCCGCGGTGTCGGATCTGTCGCAGCGGTTCACGGCCGATGTGGTCGTCGAGGGCAACCTCTCCGGCGCGGCGCATCATAGCGAGCTGTTCGCGGCGGATGGTGCGATGCTCGACCGGGTGCACGTGTCGGGCTCGAAGCAGTCGCGGCATGTGGTGACGGCGATCAGGTGTCGGCGCGGCGAGGTGGTGTTCAGCGAGGCGCTGCGGGGCGGGCCGCTGGTCGAGCAGATGGTGACATGGGTGCCGCCGTCGTCGGGTGCGCGGCGTCGTGGTGGGTCGCCTGACAGGATCGACGCGCTGGTGATGTTGGTGCATCTCGGCGATGGCGCGACGGGTCTAGCCACGGCGTAGCTTCCCCGCGGCTAGTCTCAGCCACGCAGCAGCGCCGGACGTCGGGGCGGCGTGTCGCTCATGCGCACCGCCCCGACCGTCTGGCCGTGCGGCACTGGCCCGGCACGGTCAGCAGCCACGGGACGACCCTCGCCGAGGAGTGCGGGGGTCGTTTCGCGTGGCTACAATGGCGCCATGCTGCTTGCACTGACCATCGTGATCCTGGCGACGTTCGCCGGGCTCCTCGTCCGTGAGGACATCGCCGCCCGGCCGATCGACTGGATCGCCAGGCGCGTGCCGCCGTCCGGTGTGGAGTTCGACGCGCCGCGTGGCGCGGCACTCCCGCGCCGGCTGTCGTCGCTGATCCCGGCGGGCCGTGCGTGGCTCGACGACGAGGACCGCATCCACGTCACCGACGGCTACGCGGTCGGCAAGCCGCTGATCTGCCCGCCGTGCGCGGCGTGGTGGCTGGCGGTGCTCGGCACGATCGTCGCGCTGGCGCTGGGTGCCGAGGCGGTCACGCTGCTCGCCCCGCCGTCGGCGTTCATCGTCGCCTCGCTGGTGGTGTCCTGATGGCGTGCGCACCGTGCGCCGCTCGCCGCGCCGCTCTGGCTGCTCGGCAGGCCGCGGCGACACCGCCGCCCGCGCCCGGGCCGCTCGTCGACGCGGACGACGCGCCGCTAGGCCGTCTCGCTGACGGCACCGACGCCGACGCGACGCACCCGGTACCGCTCGGCCGTCAGGCTGCGCAGCACGGCACGCTGTCGGCGTGGCAGTGGACGTCGCCGCTCACGCTGTCGCAGGCCCTCAGCGCCGACCCGATCTACTCGACGATCCGCCGCGGCGACCTGTTCTTCGCGGTGGTCACCGACGGCGCCGTCGGCGCGCTCTCCCAGCACGCCCGGAAGGTTGACCAGTGAGAATCAGCACCGCAACCCCGCCAGCGCCGCCCGTCGCCGACGTCGAGCCGATCGTCGAGACGATGGCACTCGCCGCGGCCCCGGCGGTCGACATGGCCCGCGCCGCCAACGAGGCCCCGCAAGGCGAGCCGTCGTGGTGGGCCGAGTATCGCCAGGTGATGCACGACCCGATCATGAGCCGCGGCACCCGGCTGAGCGTGGCCGACCCGATCAGCATGCCGCTCACCGTTGCGCGCGACCTCGGCGGCGATGAGCCGGTGCCCGACCTCGCAGCGACGGCGCGGATCGTGCCGACGCTCAGCAGCCCGATCGCCGACAGGTGGGCGACGTGGGCCAAGCACGTCACGCTGATCGCCACGATCGGCCGGTCACACTGGGTGCTCCTCGAACCCGAGGACATGCCGCCGTCGCTGCGCACCGGGTGGCCGGTCGGCCTCGCGGGCGGCTGGGTCGTCGTGTCGCCGTTCGATCGCGCCGCGCAGAAGGGCACGATGGTCACGCTCACCCTGGACGGCGGCCACACGGTGACCGTGGACGCGACGCGCATCCTGACCGGGCAGCGCTCGGGGCGGCTGCTCAGCGGCGAGCCGTACTCCGAGACGCGGACACTGATCGACCAGGCGCTGCTATCGGATCGGGTCAACACGGCGATGTGGAGCCGCACCGACACGAGCGCTCAGGCGATGAAGATTCTGAGCATCGAGGGCGGCGACCGGCGCCCGGCAATGTCCGAAGGCCAGGCGGCCGACCCGAATGCACAGACGATTGTCGCGGGGGTGATGGCGACGCTCAAGCGGCGGCTCAACACCATCGTGAGGGTCCGCAAGGACCCGGCCTCGCGGGCCCCGATGGTCGTCGCCGGTCGCGGCGACAACCCGCTGGCCGTCGCCGATATGGGGGTGGCCGTCGACGGTGGGCTAGTCGGGTACGGCACGTGGTCCGATGGCCGGGTGGCCGTCGGGTTCGGCGTGCCGACCAGCGCCCTCAACGGCGAAGAGCCGAAGTACGCCAACAAGTTCGTGGATCAGATCACCTTCAAGCGCTCCGAGTCGGGCATCCTGGCCCGCGAGGTGTGCGCCGCGGCGATGCCGGTGCTGGCCGCGATCACAGCGGGGACGCCCGACGCCGGTACGATCTTCTGGCTGGACCCGACGCCGCTGATCGAGGAGGCCCGCGACGATGCGGCGTCGGCTCGGGGCACGATGGCCGCCGCCGTGGGTGGCACCCCGGCGACGCTCGCCGAGCGGGTCAACGAGGTGGTGGCCCGCGCCGA